GTGTCCTTTTTTGATGAGTTTGGTCCCCTTTTTCATGAGGCAAATGCCACAGCCCTTCCTGTATTGATCGACGGATTCATGTTGTCGCGCCGGGCATCCGGGGTAAGCAAAACCACCCTGGAGACGTATCAACGCGCTTTTAAACAGCTCCTTCGATCCCTGCCCCCTGAATGCATCAAAGATGCTCGACAGATAACGCCGGTGCATCTCCAACGATGGGCAGCTTCCATGATTTCCAACTACGCGGATGCAACGCGAGATCAACGGATTGCAAAAATCAAGGCTTTCTTTGCCTGGTGCGTTGCTGAGGGATTCCTGGAATCCGATCCGGCGGCCAAGCTTAAGCGTCCTCGGAATACCTGGCAGCCTGAGCCCTTCTCGATCAGTGAGATACAACGTATCCTTGAGACAGCGCGACAGGGCCGTCACGCAGATCGCGACTACGCTATGATCTGCTTGCTTCTCGACGCCGGACTGCGCATCTCGGAGCTATGTTCTGTACCCGTAGATGCCGTCGATCTCCAATCTGGACAGATCCGAATTGTCGGGAAGGGCAACACGGCACGAACCGTGGTGATAGGAGAACGGTGCAAGATGGCGTTGTGGCGTTGGCTAATGATGAGACCGTCGTGCGATGTACCGAACCTCTTCGTGACTCAGAACCTGCGCGCTTTCGACCGTCGGGTCGCCAGTCGCCTTGTCCGACGGATTGGAAAGCGCGCCGGCGTCGCTCGATGCTATCCTCACCGGTTCAGGCACACGTTTGCAGTTTTCTATCTACGCGGCGGAGGTGATCCTTATTCGCTGCAGTATCTGCTCGGTCATAAGGATATGACTGTGACCCGGATGTATGTGAAGCTAGCAGCCGTGGACGTGAAGGAATTATACAAGTCACCGCTGGATCGGCTATGAGGGCGCTGGTGGCGGGGGAGGGGGACCACCAGCGCCCGCGGCGTGTACCCCACGCTGATCGCAGAATAGCACATTTGTTCCGGTTGCGCAAGTGTGAAATGCAAAAGGAAGCCAAACTAACCTCTTGACAACCCGACAAACGTTTGTTATATTCAGCTAAACGAACTTGATACTCACTTTGCACGTGCCCCACGTCGCGGGGAGGGGGAAAACTCTGCGGCGTGGGGCTTTTTTGTGGGCAACGACGATCTGATCGAGGCGTGGCGACAGACGCTGCACCATCTGGAGGTGAAGCGGGCCAGCTACGGCGGTGATGCTCCGGTCCATCTGTTGAATCAGATCGCGTTCGCAAAGCGGGAGATCGAGGCTTTGCGCCGCGAGGCGGTGGAGGCCTCCACGGAGCGCGTATCCGGTGCGACCACGGCCTCGTTCACCCGCCGGGGCACCGCGTCAGTGGATGTTCGCCTGGCCGTGCTTCAGGAGCAGGTCTCCGAGCTGCAGCGGGCTATCCGCAACGGACGCCTGGGCAAGTTGGAGCGGATGGTGTATTGGATTTCGCTTTCGCAGGTTCTGGTCGGCGGCGCGGCGGTAACCTCGCTACTGCTGCACTTGATCAAGTGACAATGGCACTAAGCCCCGAAAAGAAGAAGCACGCGGCGTGGCTGGCGACGCCGAGGCCACATCGGGTGCCGAAGACGAAACGCGAGTGGGCCGAGTTCCTGGGCGTCACTGATCGCACACTGCGGCGGTGGGAGCAGGACGAGGAGCTTTGGGACGAGGTGTGGCGGCTGGTCGGGACGGAGGTCGATGATCGGCTGCCGGAGGTCCTCGGGCACCTGGTGGATGTGGCGCTTTCCGACAAGGACGCCGCGGCGGTTGGGGCGGCGAAGCTGCTCCTGCAAGTGCGAGGTCGGCTGGTCGAGCGTCAGGCGGTGGAAGTGAAGGGAGATGTGCAGTTTACGGCTGACGACTACGCCGGGGCGGTTGAGGATCTGGAGCGGTGGGAAAGGGAGAGGTTGGGTGTGGGGTGGGAAGCGGGGAATGGGGAGAGCGAAGTGTAGAACGTGTTGCGTGTTACGTGTTACGTGTTGCGTGAGGCGTAGGGTGTGGAGCGCAGGGAGTGGTTGAAATGTGCGTTGTCGCCGGCCTACTTTCTGGACACGTATGGCTACGTTTACGACGCGCATGAGCGCGATTGGATTCGATTCAGGCTGTGGCCTGCGCAATATGGGGTGCTGCAACGGTTCCTTGACAATCGACTGGTCGTCGTGCTGAAAGCCCGGCAGCTCGGGCTTAGCTGGCTGTCCGTGGGCTTTGCGCTGTGGCTGATGCAGTTCCGGCCGGCGGCGACGGTGCTGTTCTTCAGCAAGCGGGACGATGAGGCCGTGCATCTGCTCGACTTCCGGCTGAAGGGGATGTATGAGCGGCTGCCTGGGTTCCTGCGGTGCCGGGCGGTGACCAAGGACAGCGGTCACGAGTGGCGGTTGTCTAACGGCTCGGCGGCGCTGGCGTTCCCGACAACGGGCGGGCGGAGCTACACGGCGACGCTTGCGATCGTGGATGAGGCAGACTTTGCGCCGGATCTACAGGACTTGTTGAACGCGGTCAAGCCGACGATCGACGCCGGCGGCCGCCTGATCCTGCTGAGCACGGCAGACAAGGCAAAGCCTCAATCGGTCTTCAAGCGGATCTATCGGGCGGCCCGGCGTGGCGAGAGCGAATGGCTCCCGATCTTCCTGCCCTGGTCGGCGCGGCCGGATCGAGATGTGGCATGGTACGAGGCGCAGAAGCGGGACATTGAGGCACGGGATGGCTCGCTGGATGCGCTGTATCAGGAATACCCGGCGACGGATGAAGAAGCGCTGGCAGCGAGGACGTCCGATAAGCGGTTTCCGTTCGCCTGGTTGCGGGCGTGTTACGTAGAGCGAGGAGCGGCGGGCGAAGGATTCGCGATCCCAGGGCTGAGCGTGTACGAGATGCCAAGGGCTGGGCGGGCGTACGTGATCGGGGCGGATCCGGCGGAGGGGAACCCGACTAGCGATGACTCGGCGGCGACTGTTCTGGATGCCGAGGATTGGGCGGAGGTGGCGTCGCTGGCCGGGAAATTCGAGCCGGCCGTGTTTGCGGCGCACCTGGCGTCGTTGGCCGAGCACTACAACGGCGCCGGCGTGCTGGTGGAGCGGAACAATCACGGACATGCAGTGCTCCTGTGGCTGCGGGACAACGCTCCGAACGTGCGGCGGCTCAAGGGGCACGATGGCAAAGAAGGGTGGCTCAGCAACACGAAAGGCAAGGCGCTGATGTACGATCACGCGGCCGACTGCTTCCGAGATGGATCGGTCACGATTCGCTCACCGGAGACCTTGGCGCAACTGGCGAGCATCGAGGGGGCGACGCTGCGAGCGCCGGAGGGTGAGCACGATGATCGGGCGGATTCGTTCGTGTTGGCACTGGCTGCGTTGAAGTGGCGATCGGGGGATGCTGAGTCGGTGGTGGTTGAGGCGCCAGATTTGCTTGGGGAGTGAGTGTAGGGGTAAGGCGTGAGGTGTGTTGCGTATTGCGTGTTGCGTATTGCGTGGCGCGTGGAGCGGAGAGCGTGAAGTGAATGTCTGGCAGCGATTCGTAGCGTGGCTGGCGAAAGTGAGTGCGGTGCCCGTCAGTCGTGATGACGATGGGCTTGTTCCCGCGTTCTCAGCCGGCAATGACCTAGACAAAGATTGGGGCAAGCTGAGCAAAGAGTTTTCGGATGCGCTCGAAGCGTGGCGTTCCAATCCGCTGGCCCGGCGGATCATCGGACTTATCACGTCCTACGTGGTGGCCGATGGCATTACCTTGTCCAGCGATTACCGGCCGCTGGCCCGCTATATCCGGCGCTTTGTCGCTCATCCAAAGAATCGGCTCATGCTGCGACAAGCGGAGATGTGTGCTGAGCTGAGCCGGTCTGGGGAGTTGTTCCCGGTGCTGTTCCTGAACCCGGCGGATGGGATGAGCTACCTACGGCTTATGCCGGCCTCACGCATTGATCGGATCGAGTGGAAGCCGGGGGATTACGAGACGGAGTTGCAGTATCACGAGGTGGGCAGTTACGAGAAGCCGGATGGGACCTGGTGGAAGGGGGCGGCTCACCCGGATATATGGCGTGTTGTGGATGATCCAGAGCCGGTGATGCTGCACTATGCCGTCAATCGACCGGTGGGGGCGCTGCGAGGCGAGTCGGACCTTGCCCCGATCCTTCTCTGGCTACAGCGATACAGCAAGTGGCTGGAAGATCGGGTACGGCTGAACGCGGGGACGCATGTTTTTCTGTGGGACGTGACGGTGCCTTCGGGCATGGTCAAGGCGAAGCGGGAGCAGTACCGCACGCCGCCGCGTTCGGGGTCGCTCATCATTCACGATGAAGCGGAGCAGTGGAAGCCGATCTCGCCGATGCTGCACGCGAATGACGCCGCTAACGATGGCCGGGCGCTGCGATGGATGATCGCGGCCGGGGGGCCGGGGATCGGGCTGGTCGATTTCGGCGAGAGTGAAACGGCGAACCTGGCAACGGCTAAGGCGATGAGCGAGCAGCGGTGGCGCTTCCTGACACGGCGGCAGGCGTATTTCGGCTTCGTGCTCGCCGACATCGTGGTCACCGCATATAACCGGGCCGTGGCCTTTGGCCTGGTGCGGGGGCGGCGGGCGACGATCGAAGATGTGCGGGTCGGGTTGCCGGATATCTCGCCCAGCGACAATCGGGAGCTGGCGATAGCGGCACGTGCGATGGTTGAGACGCTGACCGATCTACGAAAGCTGGGCATAACTGGCGATGACTTCCGGCGCTATGCGCTGCGGTTGGTGATGAAGTTCGCCGGCGAGACGCTGAGTGATGAGGACCTGGAAAAGCTGCTGAAGGAATCGGCGATTCAGCGAGTCAGCGAGGCAACGAGTCAGCAAGACAACGAATCAGCGAGGCAACGAGTTAGCGGCGAGCTGCCGGAGTTGGTGCGATTGGGAGCGAACGGTGCGCATTCATGAGATAAGCCCTGAGACGTTGCAGGACGTGCCGAACGATGAGGTCCTGAACCTGCATCACCGTGTCCACCAACTCTGGGGTCTGCACTTTGAGGGAAACACGGAAGAATCGGCCGGCGGGCTAACCCGTGAGGATCTGGTGAACGCTCACCGGTTCTTGGTCGAGGAGATGCGGCGGCGGGGGATGCACCACAACGAGCATGACGGCCTGGATCGAGCGAGGCTAGCGCTGGATCTCTCCACGCTGCCTGAAAAGCTGCTCGTGATTGATGGCTTTGTAGCGATCGTCGGAAGCACGGCAGCCCAGGGCTACCAGGACGGGCACGACGTGGATGTGTTGCTCCGGGCCGAGCGGGATGATCGAGGTCACTTTTTGATCGGCTCGGACAACGTGCATCTGCCGCTGCGTAAGGCGCTGGATCCGGAGAAGCGGGGCCTCCTGCACTTCATTGACAATCCGCAGGGGCCGCACGGGGAGAGCGTGGCGCTGTATGACCTGGTGCTGTTGCGGCGGCCTGGGCTCCCGGCGCATCTGGCCGCGCTGGATCCGCGGCGGTATCGGGTGATGAAGCCGAGCATGGCGGGCTACACCGAATTTTTCTCGACGGGTGAGCTGTGGGACGCGTGGGCAAAGAGGAAGCTTGCGCAGGGCCACAAGCTCCTGGGCAGCGCGAAGATCGACGGCTTTCGCACGGTGCTGTGGGGCGAGGATGAGAAGCTCCATGCTCGGTTTGAGGACAGCGATCGGGCGCGGACGTTCGACATTCGGTTCCCGGAAGGCGTGGTCCTGGAAGGGGAGTTCACGGCGCGGCGAGGTGATGAGTGGCTGGCTCGGACGCAACTGGCCGGGGCGCTGGCTGGGCGGATCGAAGCTGAGCCGCACTGGTGGCTGTATGACCTGCTGGTCGTTGATGTCGCTGAGATTCACACGGAGCCATTTGATGATCGTTACAGGCGATTACAGTCCTTAGAACTTCCTGAGCGCTATTTCACGGTTCTTGAACAGCGCCCGGTCACCAGCAAGGAGAGATTGGAGGTTGTGGGGCGCTGGGCGGCAAGCCATGAGCTGAGCGAGGGGCTTTTCGTTCGCCAAGCCGATGCGCCGTATCACTTCGGGTCCACGGACACGGCGGCGAAGTTGAAGACGGCCTTCGAGATCAAGTGCATCGTGTTGGACGTGATCCAGCGCAAGAACGGGCACGTCTACCGGTGCGGGCTGCGGGAGCCGCCGGAGCGCTATTCCAACGTGACCGAGTTTGAGGGGCACAAGTACCTTGATCTCGGCAACACGTTTGTGACTCGTGATGACTTGGCGAAAGTTGGGGACACGCTGAACGTCAGGATCGAGGAATTGATCGACGGCGAAGTGAACGGCCGGCCTGCGCTCTTTTGGGGCAAGCCGACGCCCGTGGGTCCGGATGAAAGCCGGCCGGCGTACACGGTGGCGCAGGCGATCGACCTGGCGAAGCGGGGCCACGTATACAAGCGTGAAGTGAAGCTCGCCGATCTGCGTGAAGACACGCGGGAGGAACGAGCGGCGGCGTTCTGGCGTGAGCACTGGCACGAGTCGTTCCCAGCCTCTGGACGTGGGGAGTTCGTCTATCATCACCACTGGCGCGGGCTCAGTGAGGATGAGGCAAGGCTGGATGAGGCGGCGCTCCTCCAGACCGACAACAGCGTGCATGGCGATTTGCGCTGCTCGTTCGGTAAGGCGTTGTGGGGTTTCACCGTGTTCCTGGGGCGTGTGGCTGATCTGCGAGGCGGCCGGGATCTGCCCGCATTGCCGCCGGATGACAAGCTCCAGGGCACGTTCAAGCTGCACCAGCCGACGGCATGGCTGATGGTGGCCCGGCGCAGGCCGTATGTGTCGGCGCCCGGCGACGTGGGGAGCGCCTCGAGGTCCTGGGCGAAGTTCTTTGAAGTGGATCATGGCACGTATGAGGTGGGAGTCTGGCGAGAGCATTTCTTTGAGATCTTCCTGCACGGATCCAGGCTCAAGGGACGTTACCTGATTCAGTATGCGCCTGTTGGAGATCAGGGGCGGGTGTGGCTGATCTCGAAGCCGGATGATCAACGGCCGTACGCGGAGACGCACGAGCTTGAGGATGTGGTCGCCGAGCTGCGCCGCAAGGGGCAGCAGTGGCTGATCTGGGGGAAGCCGGGCGAAAGGCCGCGGAGGGTGGATGTGGAGCGGGGGGCGTGAGGAGTGTTGCGTGGAGCGTATTGCGTGGTGCGCAAGGCGTAAAGCGTAAAACGTGAAGCGTAAAACGTAATGCGTAAGGAGTGAGGGCGATGGATGTTTTGGCTGAGGAGCGAGAGGAACAGGCGATCAGCGTGCAGCTGGCGCAGGATCGGCTGCGCAAGGAAGTGGAAGCGGCGATCCAGGCCGTGAAGTCGGAGGACTGGGACAAAGCGGCCAAGCATGTGCGCGATGCGATGGCCGCGCTGGAGGGATACGGATATCCGGAGCCGAAAGAGCAGGACTATGGATACTCGCCTCCGAAGTCCACGCAGGAGAACGCGTTGAAGGACGCGAGTAAGGCAATCGAGGCGAAGGACAAGGAAGCGGCGATCCAGGCGCTGGAGCGAGCTTTGCCGAAGCGCCGTGAGCAATCCTTGAGCCCTGGTGAATCGGTCGTGGGCGGACCGGTGCGGGTGGCGCTGGACGCGGGCGCCCTGGAGGTGAAGCCAGGACGTACGTATCAGGCTGTGGCGATCCGGCCCGGGGAGTGGAAGGGTCATGGGCTGTATGCGTCGCCTGAGGTGCTGAAACGCAACGCTCACAAGTTCAACGGGCTGGCCTCGTTCCTGAATCCGCCGATGCAGAATCCGGGGAATCATGGTCACCCAGCGTTGCAGCTCCTGTTGGGAATCTTCGACAACGCCCGGTGGGACGACGAGGAGCAGGCGATCGTCGGCGATTATCACCTGCTGAGCACGCCGGCGGCCGAGTGGTTCGGCAGGCTGGCGGATGAGTTGATCCGGCTCAAAGAGCAGGACAAGCCGGCGCCGGATGTGGGCCTGTCCGCGGTGCCCTGGGTTCTGGTCGGCGATGAGCGCGAGGACGGCTTGCGCGAGGTCATGGACATTGTGAGCGTGGAGCAGCTGGACGCCGTCTTCCGCCCGGCGGCGGGTGGGGAGTTGAAACGCATCATGGCGGCTGTGGGGCCGCTAGGCGGGGAGCGTGAAGCGGATAGCGGTCAGCAGATAGCCGTTAGCAGCCAGCAGTTAGCTGTTAGCGGGGAGCAGGGGGCGAGGAGCGGAGGGCGGATGGAGGAGGGCATGGAAGATCGGGAACAGGCACAGAAGGAAGAAGAGCAGCAAGGAGAGAAGGTCATGACTGCACAGAAGGAACAGCAAGTACCAGGTGCGGATAAGCAAGTTGCCGCTCGGGTGGAGGCGTTCCTGGCGGCGCAGCGTGAGGCGCTGCTGAGCGCTCGCCTGGCGGCCAGCGGACTGCCCGAGGCGTTCCACGAGAATGTGCGTCGGTCGCTGCCTGAGGACTGGGCGCCCGCCGACTTGGAGGCGGCGATCGAGTCCCAGCGACAGGTGTGGGCCGCTCTGCGTGAAGATGACGTGGTGCGTGACCTGGTGCCGAACGCTGGCATTCGAGGCATGACGACCAGCCTGGAACAGATCGAGGAGGCTTTCCTGGCCTTGCTCGAAGGCCGCCGGCCGAATGACGGCATTCGGCCGCTGTCTGGCATCCGGGAGCTGTACACGCTGCTCTCGGGTGACTACGAAATGCGTGGTTTGTTCCAGCCGGAGAACGTGTATCTGGCGAACGTGACCAGCACAACGATGGCCGGGATGGTTGCCAACGCGCTCAACAAGGTGGTGGTCAATCAGTTCCAGCAGTATCCGCGATGGTGGGAGCCGATCGTCCGGGTTGAGAACTTCAACAGCCTGCAACAGATTAAGTGGATCACGCTGGGCGGGATCGGCGAGCTGCCGACGGTGGCCGAGGGCGCGGCATACACTGAGATGACCTGGGATGATCAGACCGAGACGGCGGACTGGGTGAAGAAGGGCGGCTACCTGGGAATCACGCTGGAGGCGATCGACAAGGACGACACCCGACGGCTGCGGCAGGCTCCGAAGGCTTTGGCTCAGGCTGCCTGGCTGTCGCTTGGTAGGGCAATTGCCAGCATCTTCACGGCGGGCGGCGGTGTTGGGCCGACGATGAGCGACGGCAACGCGCTGTTCCATGCGGCTCACAACAACCTGGGGGCCTCGGCGCTATCCTACTCGGCCTGGACGGCGACTCGGGCCGCGATGCGGAAGCAGACGGAGTTGAATTCCGGCGAGCGGCTGGGCGGGCTGGTGGTGCCGAAGTTCTTGCTCGTCCCGCCGGACCTGGAGGGCGACGCCCTGACGATCCTGATGTCCGAGGGGCAGCCGGGGACGGCGGACAACGATGAGAACCCGTGGGCGCAGGGCGCGAGCCATGACGCTCGGCTCCAGGCGGCCACGCGCCGGGTGATCGTGGTGGACTTTTGGACCGATGCCAACGACTGGGCGGCCGTGGCAGACCCGAACCTGTACCCGACGATCGGCCTGGGCTTCCGCTACGGTCAGACGCCGGAGATCTTCTCCGTGGCTTCGCCGACCTCTGGCCTGATGTTCACGAACGACGTGATGCCGGTCAAGGTGCGATTCTTCTTCGCCACCGGGCCGATGGATTGGCGGGGGCTGTACAAGCATAACGTGGCGTAAGGTGTATTGCGTAGTGCGTGTTGCGTATTGCGTATTGCGTATTGCGTGAGGTGCGTGATGGATGATCTGGCAACTTGCTTCGATCAGGTGCTGGCGGATGCGGTCCGTGGTCTGCGGCAGCAGGTTGCGGAGCTGCGCCGCGATGTGGAAGTGATCCGACTGGTGGTCAGCGATGATGCCGGGACGTTCTTTGAGGACTGGGGCGGGCTCCCGCCGGTCGTGATCGATCTGCTGGTTGATGCCGGGTACGAGGCGCCCGATCTCGTGCGATCTGCAAGCGACGACGACCTGCTGGCGGTGGACGGCATCGGGCCATTCCGCCTGGCTCAGATTCGAAAGGCATTGGGGGCACAAAATGCGTAACCGACATCTGCTTCTCATCGTTCTCGTCCTGATTGCTCTGATCGGCTGCACGATCAGCGTCCGGCCGGAGCGCTCCGATCTGGGCATGCCGTTTGGCGTGCAGGGTATTACGCATTTGAGCGGCCTGGAGGTGACCGGGGCGGTCAGCCTCCCGGACGAGAGCGTGGACATCTCCGCGTTGAACGATCACATCATCACTGTCTGTGGCGACGGCTGTGATTATTCCACGCTTTCCGCCGCGGTCTCCGGAGCGTCCAGTGGGGATCTGATCTGGCTGTTGCCTGGCTCTCACGTCGTGACCAGCGTCGTGGTCGATAAATCTCTCACGATCTACGCCCGCGATGCGCGTGCCACGGCAACGTATGGCACCACGTTGCAGATTGTGGGCGCTGCGACCGAGGCGGAGATCATCGGGGGAACGTGGACCGCCGGCGGTGCGCTCAATCCTGGAATGGAGATCTACAACAACGCCACGGCCATCTTGCGGGATGTAACCCTTTATGGCGGCGACGATGATTCCGGCGATGGTGGAGGCGACGGCCTTTATCTGGATTCCAGCGCGAACGTCACCGTCTACAACAGTCTGATCCAGGGCGGGGCAGACGGCGCCGGCGGGGCCCCCGGTGTGGGCATGGAGATATACGGCGGCGCTCAGTTCCATGCTTACCGTACCCGGATCCTCAGTGGGCCTGGATCGGACGCGAACTTTGGCCTGCTCCTTGGAGCCACCGGGGTGAAAGCCTGGCTTTATGACTCGGACGTGATCGTTCAGACCGGGTCCACATCCTATCCCGGCGTTCGGCTCTCCGGCGGCACTACTTTGTATCTCTATGACTCCCGCGTCTCGTCCGCTCCAGGCGGCAATGCGGCGGCTGTGGATATTTTCCCCGATAACACCGGCACCGCTCATATCTACGGATCTCTGCTCATCGGGCATGGGACCGCAGCCGGCGCCGTCACGTGTGTCGCCGGGACGACGGTGAGAACAGCCAACAACGTCACGAACATCTCGCCGATCACCGAGGCCACCGACTGCACGGATGCGGTCGGCTCGGGCAACGTCGTGGATACCGACGTGAGCTGGACGTTCTAGAGATGCGAGTTCTACAAGGCGCAGGGGGCACGCCTGGGCGGGTGCTGGTCGTCGATGCGTTGGGCAACGGCGATTACACGACGATCCAGGCGGCGATCAATGCCGCTTACGGGCAGGGACCAACCGCTGTGAATCCGTGGTTGGTCCTGGTCGCCCCCGGCAGCTATCAGGAGTCGTTGACGCTGTATGACTACGTCCACGTCGCGGGCCTGGCGCCAAACAGAGCGGCGTACATCAACGTCAATGGGGCGTCGGCGATCCTGAACGGGGCGACGTGTACGCTGGCGAATCTGCGCATCGCGGGGGATGCGTCTCCGATCGTGGAGGTCAACATGGGCACGCTGCGGCTGCGGCACGTGATCATCGAGAACGATGATCCAGGCGTGGACGGGCTGAATGTCTCCGGTGGCGTGGTCGAGGTCTTGGGGTCGGAGGTCCAGGCCGGCGGGTCGGCGTTGGCGCTCTCGGCCGGGATGGCGAGGGTCTATGACTCGATCCTGCGACGGTATCACACGATCGCGGGGGCCGCGTCTGAGCCGGCCGTGGAGGTCTCCAACGGCACGTTGCACGTGGTGCGATCGGTGGTGGAGAACGCATCGCCGGACGGGCCGGCGCTCCAATTCACCGGCGCGCCGGTGGAGGCGAAGCTGTTGCAATCGATCTTTCGCAAGGCTTCGGGGACGTACGCGATCGACGCGGCGCTGGCGGTGAGCGTTGTGATCGCCGCGTGTCTGGTGAACGGCTCGATCCATCCGAATGTCTCCGGCCTGGTGAGTTACACGGAGGACGCAACGATCTGATGGCGACTTATGCCGGGGTGGGTAGCTTCGTTCCGGCCGGATCTGTGAAGACGATCCACGCCGGCCGGGGATCGGTTCTGAAGATCATCGCCAGTGGCGGAGGATCCCGTCCGGTGGCGCTGCATGACGGGAGCAATGTTTCGGCGTCCGTGCTGTTCCGGCTCCACGTCCCGGCGGGAGGGATCGCCGACCTAGAGTTCCCGGAGGGGTTCCCTTTGCGCTTCTCGACCGGGCTGACGGTAGACGCGGGGGACTGCGATGTCTCCCTAATCGTGGTGGGGACGTAGCGATGACGACACGTGCGGATCTCAACGCCCTTTGTCGACGGCGGTTGGGTGATCTGGCCGCCCCCTATACCTGGGGCGATCTGCAACTCAATCAGTGGATCAACGACGCCATCGCCGACTACTCCAATTACTTCCCGCGGGAGCTCTCGATCGATGTCCCGGCGGTCACTGGTCAGCGGGAATATGATCTCTCGACGTATCATCCCAGGGGCGTCTTGTCGGTTGAGTATCCGGCGGGCGAAGATCCGCCCTCATACCTGCGCCGCAGGTCCCGCTTGGGATCCGGCTTCTGGGGCGGGTGCTACTACGACATGATCGGCGATACGTTGATCCTGGGCATGAAGCCATCGGCGGGGGAAACGATCCGGGTGCGGTACCTTGCGGATCACGCTTACCCGGACGATGACGCCGATGTGATCACCGTGCCCGACGCGCACCTGGAGCTGTTGGTGCTCTTTGTGCGTTGGGCCGCGGCCCAGGAACTGGAGGCGTTAGAGGCGCAGAATCCGGACGCTTCGACGCTGATGCTGAACCAATTGAGCCTGGCGACGTTCCGGGCCGAGCGGGCGTATCGGATGAAGCTGAACAGCTTGTTACCCGGACGTGATGGGGCTGTGGTGACGTGGGAGGGCTTGATATGATGGAGCTTCCAGGTGCTGCGTGGGTTGCGCTTGTGCTTCTGGTCTCTGAGTGGATTCAGAAGTACGTCAAGAGCAAGTGGGTGCCGGTGGTCGTAGCGCTGTTGGCGGCAGTCGCTAAGTTCCTGGAGGTTTCCTTGGGGATCGAGGTGGCGGCCGCGTCTACACGTTCGTCGTTGATGCGGTTCTTGTTCGGGTGAGACGCTGATCACAAGCTCCGGTATGCTTCTCGCCTGTGCTTTACCCGCAGGATGGTTACCAGGTGTTCGTCGTCGTCGTAGATGATGTAGTAATCGCCGATCCGGAGGGCGTATAGCCCTTCCCCCCTGAGCCGATAGCATCCAAGTGGCCTTGGGTTGTGACAGCTCCGCACCTCCTGTCGTATCCGATCACGCGTCTCGGGATGCAGGTGGCGCATCTCCCTCATGGCGGAACGCTTGCCCCCAAGCCGGTACGGCATCAAACTCAGCCTCGCGTCCACCGTGTCATCCAGGATCTCCAGCTCGTCTAATAGATTCTTGTACTGGCCCAT